ACATGGTCAATTTGATTCCATTTCCATGTTTTACCTTCTTCACTGCCTGCCTGGAAATATATCTACAAAAAGCTGTGTAATACGCAATGCGGCGCAGGCCTTAACTGATGATGGAACTCTATACGGAGCCACAATTCTTGGCGATGGAGTTGTGCACAATAGCTTCGGTCAAAAACTGATGCGCATTTACAATCAGAAAGGCATCTTTTCAAACACAAAAGATTCCGAAGAAGGCTTAACACATATACTCTCAGAGCATTTCGAGAATGTTAAAACCAAGGTTCAAGGTACTGTAGTAATGTTTTCCGCTTCAGGGAAAAAATAGCATCCAACCGCAGCACGTTCTTGCTTAAGACGTGCTGCGGCATAATCCCAATGATTACTCCCTGACAGGGTTCGTAGGCCACTCAATATCAGGTGCAGTTGATGTATCAACACGGTTCAGCAACACCCGATACTTTTTCCAGGCTTCCAGCAATGAGGTTTCTTCCTCCGTTGCAATTTCCAGATCTGCAGCATCCTGAAGCGGCGCAATATGCTCACTGGCTACCTGCATCAGGTTGTTTTTTGTTTCTTCCGCCTCCCGGATCCGGAACATTTTTTCTGCTTCCGTATCCTTCACCCAGGCTGTGCCGTTCCACTTCTGAAACTCCCCTTCCGGCGATAACCAGGTAACATTTTCCGGTAACGGACCGAGTTCAGAAATAAATAACTCGTCCCCTGACGCTACGTCATAAACCGTTTTACCCCGATGGTCTTCAACGAGATGCCACGATGCCTCATCACTGTTGAAAACAGCCACAAAGCCAGCAGGAATATCTGGTGGTGCAATATCGGTACTGTTTGCTGGCAGACCTGTATGAGGCGGAATATATGCGTCACCTTCACCAATAAATTCATTAGTTCCGGCCAGCAGATTATAAATTTTTATGGTCCGTGCTTGTTCACTCATTCTGAATGCCATTATGCAAGCCTCACAATATAGTTAAATGCGATGTTTTTGACGGTGTTTTCCGCGTTACCAGCAGCGTTAACGGTGATGGTGTGTCCATGTGAACCAATCGCAACGGAGTGCGTATGCGCACCAATACCTACAGTATGTGCATGTGCGCCAGAACTTGCTGCAGTACCAGACAGCGAGTGGGTATGAGCACCTGCTGACTGTGTCTGAATACGTTGATAATACGATCTACGGGAAGAAGTCCCCGGGCTTACTTGATACTGTGAATCCTGGACATAAGTGAACCCACCGCCATCATAAAATGCTAACGCAGAACCGCCGCCTCCTGGCCAACGAATACCATTACCATGAGTATGATCACCGGCAGACCCCGTAGAGCCACTCAGACTGTGCGTATGCGCCCCGGTGTTATTCGTGGATTTGGTTCCGTAATCAAACGACGATGTGTTTTTCGTCCCCAAATCCGTACTGGATGCGCTGGCGCTGTGGGTGTGCGATTTAATGCCGTCCTGTTCCTGAGACAATACGGCACGACCACTGGCGGGTTTGCCCTTAATCGTCCAGCCACGCATATCAGGGATCACGCCTGACGGATAAGCGGCTGCAAGTTTCGGGTATGCAGATTTGTCAAAAGTCTGCCCCTGCATCAGGGCATAGCCAGACGGAACGGTATCTGATGGCCACGGGATTGGTGCGCCAGGCGGATAAAACTGCTCTGATGGCGTATAGAGTGCATAAACTGTACCGTCCGTTAACCCTTCCGGCTTATTAGCAGAATATGCTGGTGACGTATGAATCGTCACGCTGGCATTACTGGTATAATCCCATTGAATATTTACACCAGTCGCATAATTTCCGATTGCAACGTAAATATCGTAAGTATCACCAGATGTATTGACCCAGGCAAAATTTGTAAACCCTGTCGATGTGCGCTGCCATAAAGCACCAGTAATCCCCTTCGGATTACCATTACCTGCACGCAAAACAAGTTCAGATATACCTGCCTGTTGAGGTGACCCCACGTTAAATCCCGCACCACCAATCAACGTAATTGAAACAACAGAACTCGCCTGTGGCATGGTTACCGTTGCTAATTTGAACCAACCAGCACCACCGCTGAATGACATTGTTGTTGAGTTAAGCGTACCAATATCTTTCGGCGTCAGTGTTATATCCGCTGAAAGCGCCTTACCATTCACCTTACGGGCAGAAGGTACCCGACCATTCGCATTATCATTAGCTGCTTTCACTGCTTTCGGTGTCGCGGCAAGCGTTTCAGATGCGCTGTTGGTTGCACTACTGAGCCGGACAATTCCTTTTTGTGCTGTCGTAGCGTCCTGAGCAGTATATTTCCCGTTAGCAAGGTCATAGGCTGCCTTTACCGACTTTGGCGTTGCCGCCAGCATTTCAGATGTGCTGTTGGTCGCGTTGCTAAGCTGAACTATCCCTTTCTGTGCTGTCGTTGCATCCTGTGCGGTGTATTTCCCGTTAGCCAGCTCATACGCGGCCTTAACGGCTTTTGGCGTTGCCGCCAGTGACTCGGAAGTGCTGTTAGTCGCACTGCTGAGCTGTACTATCCCCTTTTTCGTCGTGCTCGCATCCTCAAGCGCCACGGCGGATGCAATATCCTCTGCCCGTTTTGCCGCTGTCTCAGCGCGCGTTGCCGCGGATTCCGCCGTACTTTTGCTCTGAGCTGCCGCCGTCGCACTGCCAGCTGCCTCTGTCGCCTTCGTGGATGCCGTCGTGGCGCTGCCCTTTGCTGCTGACGCCTGTCTGGTCGCCTCATCTTTTGAAGCAGACGCAGATGATGCCGATGACGCCGCCGAACTGGCGGACGATGCGGCAGCCGTTTTTGAGGATTCTGCGCTGGTTTCCGACGCTTTCGCGTTCGTCTCGGATGTCTTCGCTGCGGAAGCAGACCTCGCTGCTGCGCTGGCCAGTACAGCGGCTTCGCCAGCCTTCGTTGTGGCTGTTGAAGCAGACGATGCAGCACTTTCTGCCGATTTTCCGGCGGCGGTGGCACTGGCTGAGGCCTGCCCGGCACTTGTTGACGCGGCACTGGCAGATAATGCAGCCGCTGTTTTTGAGTCTGCCGCAGCTGAGGCGCTCTGTCCCGCTGCCGTTTCAGAAGACCTGGCGTTCGTCTCGGACGTTTTTGCCGCCTTCGCAGAATTTGCTGCCGCCGTTGCCGAGGAAGCTGCGCTGCTGGCGCTCGAGGCTGCGTTCGTTTCTGATGATTTTGCCGCCTCTTTTGAAGCCGACGCATCCCGTGCTGAAGTGGCTGCTTCTGACGCTTTCGTGGTCGCGGTGGATGCAGAAGTGGCTGCTGATTGTTGTGACGCTGCCGCATTCGTTTCTGACGTTTTCGCGGCACTGGCACTGGTAGCTGCCGCGCTTTTTGAGGACTCTGCAGCAGCAGCACTTTTCGATGCTTCACTGGCCTTTGTTGATGCCGCTTCTGCGCTGGAAGACGCTGACTGAGCCGACGACGCGGCCTGTCCGGCTGACGTGCTGGCTGCGCGTGCTGAGCCTGCAGCATCAGTCGCATGGGTTGCCGCCTCACGGGCTGATGTGCGGGCATCGCTGGCTGACTTCTTCGCGGCTGCCGTGTTCTGTGCCACTGCGGACGCGTTACGCGCCACCTCTTCCACCATCAGTTCAAAACGGCGCAGTGCCTCTGGCCGGACATCATCCTCCGTCATTGCACCGAGGAAATCATTCAGTGTGCCCGGCTTTGAGTCCTCATATACGGTGATAATCCCGGCGTGTGACGGCGGGAATCCCTCCACCAACAGACTGACGCTGTACTGACCATACTCGACGTCCATTGTATAACGCCCGGCTTCATCCGGATTTTCTGAGGCCACTGTGTTCACCACCACCGTGGTGCTGTTGCGCCTGGCCTTTAGCTGAATGGTGCAGTTTTGTATCGGCTTACCTGCACCATCTTTCAGTACACCTGAAATCAGTACTGCCATATTCCCCCCACAAAAAAGCCCGCCTGAACCGGCGGGCTGTCATAACACTGTGTTACCTGGCTAATCAGAATTTATAGCCGACACCAACGATGAAACTGTTGGTACGCCAGTCACCACTGCCGGAGCCTTCATAAGCAATATCAATGGCCACGGATTCGGTCGGGTTAAACTGCACGCCAGCCCCCCACGCCAGAGACGTGTTGCTGTGGCGACCGTCATCACTTCCGGTCAGCACATCGTGCGTTTTCCCCTTGCTGTCAGTTACACGGAGATAATCCCCGGAAAAAGTCGACACACGACTGTAAGTCACACCCGCCATCGCATACGCGCTGAACCATTCATTCACGCGCACAGACGGCCCCGCCATCACGCTGAACCAGCGGTTACGCACGGAATCTTCATGCCAGCGGGTATCGCTGTAATGCGTTTTTTGCTCATCTTTGGCATTGGCATAACTGAATGACGTCACCAGCCCCAGCGTGTCCGTAAACTCATAACGGTATTTCACGTTAATCCCGTTCAGATCATCGCTGCCTGGCATATCAGTATGGGTCTGAAGATACCCGGCGCTTAGTGTGGACTGATGCTCTGCTGCGCTCGCTGGCATACCAGCGGCAACCAGCCAGACTACTGCGGACAGAATAACAGCACATAATTTACGCATAATTACCTCTCGCTTTTCTGCAATAAAAAAGGCACCATTTCTGGTGCCCGTATCTGGGTTATAAAATTCAGCTAATCGTGATGCCTGTAGTGGCTTTCTTCATCACCACAACCAGCAAATCGCTGATACTTGCTGTGGGATACCAGTTATTTACCAGCCATGCTGACACCGAAAACTCCAGTGTCATGTGACCGTGACCGGCAGGCATATCAATAACGCCACTGTAAATCAGCGTATTATCCAGCGCGGTACGGTTATAAATTTCAGCACCGTTTTTCCGCACTATCAGACGGCATGAGGAGTAAATATCAGTATGCTCTCTCTCATGCTTAGCGCCGCTGAATGCCACCGCCGGAATAACAATTTGCCGGTCAAAAGGCTGATCGTCATAAATCCTGACGGTAACGGTCCCTGATGGCCACCGCTCCGGTGCCCGGGAGTCCCGCGGAAAAGCCTTACCCACTGTTTTAACGAGATCGCCTTCAATCTGGTTCGCGGACAGTTTTCCCAGAACCCGGCAGTTCTCGTTAATCGTGACGTTGTTGAGCGTCCCGGAGTTCGCATTCACGTTACCGCTGATATCAGCATTTCTTGCGGTCAGCCTGCCCTCCGGCGTCAGGGAAAACGTCGGGGGATTGCCGGACGAGGTGATACTCACCGCAAACAGCCGCTTCAGGAACACATCGTTCATGAACAACTGATTCCCCTGCGCCACAAATAACGGCGTGGTGTTGCCGTCCTCCGGGTTAATCATCGCAATACGGTCAGCCAGCAGCAGTATGTTGCTCAGGGGCTGGCCATCAGTATCCTCAATCCCCGCTCCAATACCGGCAACATAGGGTATGCCATTTTTTGTTTTCTGTACCTTCAGCATGTAAAGTGCAGCAAGGTCATCATTTGTGTCCTTCTGCACGCGCTGTATCTGCTGTATGGTGGCGCTCTGGTCCTCCAGCGTTTTACTGACCGTCTGTGTGATTTCATTGCGGGTTTCGGTGATGGTGGTCTTCATCTCCGCCATCTCATCCGCAAGCTGGCTGTTGTCTATCAGCTCCCACAGCCCCTGAGCCAGATGCAGTTTTCCTATTTTTTCCCGAAACAGCCCCAGATACCCTTCTGCATCATTGCTGGCCCGTCCACTGGCCTCCACAAAAGCAGATTTCCCCACCAGGTTGACGCTGCGCACGTAAAACCAGAAATCCTTCCCGGGCTTAATGTGCGGGCCGGATACACTCCACTGACTGCCGGTCCCCAGATAACGGGCAGAGGTTTCCACCTGAGATGTGTCTGCGATTTTTGCCTCCGAAAACCAGAACTCAAACTGTACCGTCGGGTCATACACCGCAAGACGCGGTACCGCTGTTATCTGAAAATACCCCGGCGTCAGTTCAATGGTGGCGGGTTTTGCTGGCGCGTTAATCCGGAAGGTGGTGGTGGCCGGTTCGCCCTGCTGGCCATAACTGTTAATTGCCCTGACTGTCAGGGTGTATTCCCCGAGCGGCAGACCACTGAAACGATGCTCTGTATCCGCAGTGATAGCGGTGGTCACCAGACGGCTGTCTTCTCCGCTTCCGCTGGTCAGTCGCAGACTGAAGCGCCCCCCCTTCACCACCCGCGGCGTGTCCCATTTCGCCTGTGCCAGATACTGGCCGTCAGCTGTGCTCACCTCCACCGTCAGGTGCTGCACTGCCGGTGGGATGACGCTGTTCAGGGAGCCTGACTGCGGCTCAAAGCGGGCACCGTTATCCACGATGGCTTCTTTTTCCGGTACGTGCTGCACCGCCGTGATGGCAAAGGTGCCGTCCGTGTTTTCCCGGACGGAGACACAGCGGAACAGGCGACGGCGCAGTGACGGCAGGGAGAGTCCCCACACCCCGTATGTCTCCACACCATCAGGCAGGGTACTGACCTGTATCCGGTCCGGCGCGGGGTGTGCGGTGATGTCCACACTCACCGGCTTACCGCTGCCGTTAATCAGGTTCACCGCCGATGTACCTGTCTCCGGCAGGGTAACCTCACGGTCCAGCGTCAGGGTGCGGGTGGCAGCATCAATGGACAGGACACGTCCGCCGGTCATAGTCCCGGCATAGTCGTTATCACAGATTTCAATAATGTAACCCGGTGTGTGACGCAGCCCCTGTGACCCGAGCGTGAAGTCCACCGTCTGCGTTTCCAGCAGTCCGGTCTTTATCACCCACAGACCTGCACGGTGAGCCTGACCGCGGCAGGTACAGCCAAACGCATCCATCTTCAGCAGGTTGCGTCCGTAGCGCAGTATGGCTTCCGGGTCTTCCACCAGTTCCGTGGAGGTCTGCCAGCCGTTCTGCGGGTCGGTGTAATTCACCTCCACCGCCGTGTGCCGGTCCTTCAGGGCACTGAAGCTGTAGCGGAATCCCACGCCGTTATCATCCACCACCACATCGCTGTTGGTGTACGGCCACACCACATCCGACGGGCGGTCCTGAACGAACGTCAGCGTCTGACCGTTCCATACCGGCATACAGCGCATCGCAGAGCAGAAATCACTGAGAACGTCCCACGCCTTACGCTGTTGTGCCAGGTACGCATTAAAGGTCATCCGCGGCTCGGTCCCCCCGAAACCATCCGGGACCGTCTGGTCGCAGTACTGCCCGATGGCATACAGCGCCCACTTGTCCACATCCGCCGCCCCCAGACGTTTTCCCATGCCGTAGCGCGGGTGAGTCAGCATGTCCCACAGGCACCAGGCCGGGTTGTTGCTGTATGCCGGTTTCAGACTGCCGTCCCAGATACCACTGTACGTGCGTTTTTCCGGGTCATAGTTTGACGGCACCTGGATGATGCGACCGCGGATATGGTAGTTCACCGTCATCTGCTGGCCGCCGAACTGCTCCGCATCCACCTGCAGCCCCACAATGGCCGTGTTCGGGTAGCACTGTTTCACATCGATGATTTCGGTGTATGACGACCACAGCGTCTTATTCTGCAGCTGGTCCGTGGTGCTGTCCGCCGTCTCCCTGACCATCCGGATGTTAAAGGGCCGGGGAGGCAGATTATCCAGAATCACCGAGGCCAGGAACTGTGAGGTGGTCTTGCCGTTAATGGTGACGTCCTTTTCCGTCACCCAGCGGCCATTACGCTGTAACTGAATCAGAATCCGGACAGAGGAAGGATTACGGTCGCCCTTTGACGTGGTCTGCACCAGTGACTGCACCCCGAAGGTAACCCGCAGGCGGTCAATGTTCGCGGACGTAATGGTGCGCGTCACCGGTTTTGCCTTCGTCACTTCCACGCCCAGTCCGGTTTCAGAGCCGGAGGACTCAAAGCCTTCCGGTGGTGTCTGCTCCTGCTCCCCGGCACGCCAGACCGCGGTCACACCGTGTATCACGGGATTACCGTCCGTGTCCGTCAGAGGGGTTTTTGTTCACCAGAATACTCTGCAGGCCTTTCACCGGGCCTTCTATCGGTCCCTCACCAATCGCATCAATCACACTCATCATCTGCGTGGATTTGAGATTGTCTTTCGCCTCACGCGGTGTGTGCGCCCTGCCGCCACCTTTGCCCATTACATCACCTCTTACCGTGATAATTGTTCACTCACAAAAACAACAGGCACCTCACCGGGTGCCTGCGTCATGACGGAATAAAATTTCTGAATATCTTCACATTTTCACACACTGACTGTGGCGCTTATAATTTCGCTGCGTTAGTGTTTTTTTGCCCGAGTAACAAAAACAACTCCTTCACATTGATCTTCATTTGTCTGTCCCCGCAGCTCCGCGATCACTGCGGGATTTTTTTATGTTTTATCCCTGTCGCCCGATAACCACGACCTTTCCGCCCCCGCCTTCATCACGGGTGCTGATGTCCTGGGATATACGGCGGGAGCCAACCAGCATTTCCCCGTAAGGCACCGGCATCGGGTTCCCCTGGGCAATCATGTTATCCAGCGAGGAAAAGTACGTGTTCTGTCTGCCGTTATCCGTTGCGCGGTAATCCGGTGTTTTTGCCTTCGGGGCCAGCATCTGGGCCACACCGCCCAGAATCATGCTGGCTCCAAGTGAAAACAGCATCGTGGTGGCAGAAAAACCACCGGCTGCCAGGGCTGAACCCCATAACGCCATTGATGCCCCGGCCAGTGAAGAAAGAGCCCACGATGCTGCCGCCCCCAACACAATCTGCAGTCCACCCTTTCCGGCCCCGGCCAGTCGCGGCACAATGTGGATGACCGTTCCCTCACCCAGCTGTTCGTGAAGACGGGCATACACGCCTCCGGTGCCGTGTCATCACCGGCAATACGTATCTGGTACCAGCCTTCGTTCATCTGACGGCGAAAGCCCGGCATCTGCATCGACAGGGCGCGAATGGCTTCCGCTGCCGAGTTCACATACAGGCTGAGGCGGCGGCCAAATCGTTGCAAATCCCCGTGAAGGCAGATGCGTGCCAGTGGCGGTGACGCCAGACAGAATGCGTTCGTCGTTGCCATTTTTCGGAATACCTCTCCCGTTTACTCAGTTGTTCAGGCAGATGGTGAAGCAGCTCACCGTTGCCGCAGTAAATGGTGGCATGGTTCGGTACCGAAGCACCAAAGCAGCACAGCAGAATATCGCCCGGCTGTGCAGAGGACAGGGGCACCCGGTAAAAGCCGGTGACCGCCATATTGTCCAGGTACAGGTTCTGGCCGTTGCGCCACCAGTCATCCTCGCGATGAAAATCCGGCATATCAATTCCCGCCAGATGGTATGCATCCCGGAACAGCGTGTAACAGTCCGTCACCCCGTGCTCAAAGCGCCGTCCTGTCAGATGTGGCACACAGCGGAATTTATGAATTTCCCCCCGGCAGACCAGCCACCAGGGCAGTGCGCTTTTTATCTGCAGCCGCCGGTCAGCCTCGCTCAGCCAGGGCAGCTCACCGGGATGACTGTGGACCAGTGCCACAATCTCCCCCTGCATCTCTGCCCGCAGCCAGTCTTCCGGTGCGATACGAAAATACGCCTCCGGCTCTGCAGAAATATTCACACAAGGGATATACCACTCCCCCTCCGGCGTGCTTATCACGAAGCCGCACGACTCCGCAGGCGCACACCGCCGGGCATGCGCCAGAATCGCTGATTCAGTCTGTGTCATAAACCGGGATTTACTGCGAAAGTTTATTAATGGAAAGGAAACCGCCAAAATTGCCGACATTCCTGCGCAGTTCACACCCGCGCATGCACTTGCTGCATCTGTCCTTACGGATATCCGTGGTGGGTTTATCGAACTCATCCGCCACAGCCCCGCCCGTGTAACCACACTCATCAGAGCGGTAGGTCCACATACAGGTGTTCGCCAGCATGATACGACCGGGAAACAGCGCCCCGTCCGTCTCGGTCGGTGTAGCCAGCACAAACGAGGCCGTCATGGCTGTCAGCTGCGACATCTGCTCCACCACCCAGCGGTCACTCAGCTCCTGCTCCGGGTCCGCCTCCGGATTGCCCGCAACGAAATTCACCGCATCCAGAAAACGGGCATACACCCGGCGGCGGACACCGTGGCCCCCACCAGACTCTGCAGGTCTTCCGCCATCCCGGTGACCAGACCGAACAGATTGGACACCGTCAGCGACGGTCTGGCACTGCTGCCCCGGCCGTTCATCTCAAAGCCGCTGCCGTCAATCGGATATGCCTCATACTTACGCCCCTGCCAGGTGACCGGCTCCCCTTTTTCATTCGGCTCATTACAGAAAAAATACCGCTCACCGCCCTGTACCGTCAGGTCGATTTCCCAGAGTACCACCCGCGGTGACTGCTCTGATTTAACCGACTCGCTCAGACTTTCTTCGCGAATATCCTGCATCAGTTCACCACCTGCTCAATCGTACAACTGAAATCACTGTACCTGGCGTTATCTGTGACGCTCCACTCCCGGCATACCACCCTCACCGTCCGGTTATGTTTCGGCGGTCGCCACAAAAAGGCACGGTAACCACCATGCCACGATAAAAACTCTTCCAGCCATCGCCGGGTCGCCTCATCCGTCACCCGGAACACCGCCTGAAACGTCTTCAGTCGGGCATTAAGTCCCGTCGGGCGGCGCTGTTCATAACCGTCACCAAACCGTACCCTCGCCACCGACGGTTTCTCACCACCTGCATCCCTTCACGCGGGACCAGATGCAGCGTTTTTATCTCAGCCACTCAGCATTCCTCCGTCACGTCGCATGGACAGCATCACCGCCTGCACCCGCTGGTCAATCAGTTGCACAAGGCTGCCCGCAGCTTCCGGCCCTATCTGGCCATTAGTCCCGTCATTCTGAATGGCGATATGGTAGACCGGGGAATACACCAGACCTGCACTGCCGTTCATACTGCCCACCGCTCGCACACCCAGCGAGCCATCCGCCGCCCGGGTCAGGGGCATAATGGCTTCAGGACCGGCCTCCCCCATCAGTCCCGCCCCTTTTGCAAAGGCAAAGTACGTGGGCGTATCCACAATACTGTTGCTGTACGCACTCAGGTTTGCCGAGGTATACACACCGCCTTTTGCATTGGCCACCGCACCGCCCAGCCAGCTACCAATACTGCCGATAAATCCTCCCGCTCCGGACATACTGTTTGCCGCCGTCTTGATCCCGTTGACAATCGCGGCATTCATAAGAACTTTTGATATTTCCTGCAGCACTGATGAGGCCCAGCTGCGCCATTCCACTTTATTTCCGTTCAGCATCTCCGTGATGTTATTCACCATCCCTGAGATACCCTCCGTCGCAAGCTGTGCTGCCTGTGAGGCGTAATCGGACGCATTATCCACCCAGTTACTGAATCCCTCCTGCAGCCCTTTCTGCCAGTCCGCACGCTGCACATCCGATTCGGCATAAAAGGCTTCCTGCTCTTTCAGACGTTCACTCAGATACTGCGCGTTCTGTGCCAGAGCCTGTCTGTAAAAATCCTCACTGATATCCCCGGTCTGATACTGAGACTGAAGGTCCGCATCCTTCTGGCGGAAACTGTCGCGGATCTGCTGCAACTCCCGCATGCGTTCACGGAGCCGCTCTCCCTGCCCGTACCCCAGCAGTTCCGCTTCATTTGATGCACGCGCAGCCACATTATCATTCTTCAGGGTCTCTTCCCGGGACCGCAACTGCTCCCGGATTTTTTGCTGGTCAATCAGGGCCGCATTGCGCAGCAGTTCCTGCTTCTGCATCTCCGTCAGGGTTTTCAGTTCGCCCTGCGCAGTCTGGTATTTCAGCTTCGCCAGCTCTGTATTCTGCCCCGCCAGTGCCAGTTGCTCTTTCTGCTGCTTCAGCAGCCGGGAAAAACTGTCTTCCGCTTTTTCCGTCTCTGATTTTCCACCCCGGGATTTGGGTTTATTCGCCTCGTTATTGCGCCAGGCTTCCAGGGCATTACTGATATAACGTTGTCTCGCCTCCTGATACGGATCACCCACAAAACCGAGGTCATCCGCCGCATACCCCAGTCGGACACGCTCTTTTTCTTCCCCTTTCAGTCTGGACAGGGCCAGCTCACGCTCTGTTTTTGTCAGGGCACTCTGCTGTTTATCATCCAGAGTGGCCTGTGGCAGCCGTAACGGCACATTCACCAGTCCCTGCCGCTGCTGAAGCAGTTCATTACCCAGCCCCAGCAGACGGTTGAATTCCGTATGCTGACCGTTCATAACCAGCATGGACTGGTACACCTTATTCTGCTCTGCCGCCTGCTGACGAATTAACGCCACACGACGGTCTTCCAGCCCGGCAAGCACATCCTGAATGGACTGCGCTTTTTCCTGCATCAGTGCCAGACGGGACTGCTCAACGGCAAGCTGCTCTGTTGCCTGAGCAAGCCCTTCCGTTACGGTCTTCACCGAGGTCAGATGGTTTATCATGAATCCGTCACCGGTCATCCAGCCCGGGTTCGCCAGAACATACTGATATCCTGCGATTTTTTCCTGCAGGGATTTCACCCGACTAGCCTGTTCATCAATCAGCCGGTTCTGCTCTGTCAGCGCCGCCCGTGTTCGTCCTTCATTATCTGAGGCTTCAGGCAAAGACATTGACGGCGTTTTATGCGCGATTTCATCTATCGTCAGTGCATACTGGCGCGCAGACTCCCAGGCCTGCTCCTGATTCTGGTACAGCGTGTACAATGCTGCAGCCCCCAGCATCACCAGTCCGGGTACGCCACCAACCAGCCCCAGCGCACCGCTCATCAGACGTGAGCCCACCGCCGTTGTACTGTTCAGCGCATTCTGGGCGGCGCTTCTGGCAGCAATATTTCTGTTCAGGCGTTCCTGTGTGGCCGCCAGACGGGCCTCTGCAGCAATCTGCATCTCCGTCCCGCGGGCTGCCGCCACGGCCTGCTGAGCACGGTACACGGCTGCCCTTGCCCGCGCCGTGGCAATCTGCGTTCCCCTGAACTGTGCTTCCGCCAGTGCAACTTCATTACGTGCAGCCGTCACAAGTCCTGCCGTGGCAGACATCGCTCCGGAGGCCATATTGCCAAAGTACCGGGCAACCCCGACGGCAACCAGCGCCCCCACAGCTGTTGCCACATTATCAATCTGTCCGGCAACACCGTTCAGCACGCCGGAGAGCGTTTTTGTCACCCCGCAGGCCTCATTCACTTCGCCCACCCAGGCCATAAAGGCGTTTTCCACCTTCGTGATACTACCGGAAACCGTTTCCGGCATGGCCGCATATTCATCACGTAATATCCCCAGCTGGCTGATTAACACAGGGACCACTTTATCCGCTGTCAGTTTTCCGTCATCCGCCATTGCCTTCAGATCTTTACGGGCCACACCCATCCCCGCAGCAAGCGCGCGGATCACCCGGTCGCCATTTTCGTTAACAGCATTAAATTCTTCGCCACGCAGTACACCCTGTGCCAGTGCCTGGCTGAACTGGGTGATCACCGAACCGGATTCCGCAACTCCAGCCCCTGACAGTTTCAGTCCTGTCGAAATGGCCTCCGTCACCTTCAGCACATCATCAGCACTGTAACCATATTCACGCATCGAGGCAGCCGAACGGGCAAACAGGGCCGCATTATCCGAAAACGCGGTACCTGTTCGCTGACTGATATCCATCAGCACTTTCTGTGATGACGAGAATTCATCCGATGACTGAGATGCCTGTTTCAGACGGGCCTTCACGGAACCCCACTCATCGGCCAGCGAAATCAGGTGTCCGGTGGCAAAGGCACCGGCAAATGCGCCAGCCATTCCGACAGCAGAACCGCGAATTTCCGTCAACTGACTGTTCAGTTCTGCAAGGGCGCGGCGCTGTTCCCGTGCGGCAGCAGCGGCATGACGTCCGCCATTCTGCAGGGTCCGGTAATATTCACTGCCCATACGGGACGCCCGCTGGATCTCCGACTGGAATGACTGTGAATTTGCCGAAATTTTGAGTGTCGTTACGGGGAAGTCATCTTCACAGGGATCTTCGGTCAGTTAGTATTACCGACATCCATTCACCAACTTACCGGAGATAATCGATGTCAAAACCCCGATGGACCATTGAACAGAAAAGGCAGCACGTTGCTGCCTGGCGCGCCAGTGGTCTTACACGTCAGCAATACTGTGAACTCAACGATATTCCCTTCACATCACTTCGCGAATGGCCGCAGGATGTCGCAAAAGCTGAACGCCGGGCAAATGAACCGACCGTTCTTCCCGTTCATATTGCGCCACCACTGCATGCTGATGTACCACAGCCCGTCACGAATGAGCCAGTCACGCTCTTCCTTCCCGGTGGAGTACGGATGTGCTGTCAGCCGTCACAACTTACCGATGTCTTCAGGGCACTCAAATATGCTCAGTCCTGATAATGTCTTCATCGCAATTAAACCTGTTGACATGCGCCGGGGCATCGACTCACTGACGCAGTATATACAGGATGAACTCCGGTCGACATGGCATGAGGGAGCCGCCTTCGTCTTTGTTAACAAAGCCCGTTCGCGTATCAAAGTTCTCCGGTGGGATAAACACGGGGTGTGGTTGTGTACCCGCCGTCTGCACAAAGGCAGCTTCCGCTGGCCACGTGCAAATGACGCTGCCTGGCACCTCACTCCCGACGAGTTTAACTGGCTGATTGCCGGTGTTGACTGGCAGCAGGTTAAGGGACATGACCTGACGAAATGGGTCTGGCAGAATGAACCTGAACTGCGCCCTGAAAACACGCAAAATACACTGCTAACTCAGTGAAAAATAATGAATATCCGTATCTGGAGTGGTATACTCCCCTGTATGGATATCTCCGCTCTCAACACCACGAATGACATCGAAAAACTGCGTGCTATGGCACTTGCCATGGTACAAGAAGTCATGTCGGAGAATGCCGAAAAAGAGCGGGAATTACTGGAGAAAAGCCGGCGCATCCAGCTTCTGGAAGAAATGCTGAAACTGGTTCGTCAACAGCGCTTCGGAAAAAAATGTGAAACGCTGGCTGGTATGCAACGCTCCCTATTCGAAGAAGATGTTGATGCCGATATCGCCGCGCTTACCGCACATCTGGATAAACTGCTCCCGCAATCCCCTGAAGAAGATGAAAAAGCGTCCCGTTCACGCCCGATACGCAAACCCTTACCGGTTCATCTTCCACGGGTGGAAAAAATTATCCAGCCGGACACTGACCATTGCCCTGAATGTGACGAGCCGCTGCACTATATCCGCGATGCGGTGAGTGAAAAGCTGGAGTATATTCCCGCTCACTTTGTGGTGAACCGTTATGTCCGTCCGCAATACAGTTGTCCCTGTTGCCAGAAGGTGTTCAGCGGTGAAATGCCGGCACATATCCTCCCGAAAAGTGCCGTTGAGCCATCAGTCATCGCACAGGTGATCATCAATAAATACGGTGACCACCTGCCTCTGTATCGCCAGCAACAGGTCTTTGCCCGTTCAGATGTCGGGCTGCCCGTCAGTTCGATGGCTGACATGGTTGGCGCGGCGGGTGCCGCATTATCTCCCCTGGCGGCGTTACTCCATCGCGAGTTGATAAACCGTCCGGTGGTGCATGCAGATGAGACTACCCTGAAGATCCTGAACACGAAGAAAGGCGGTAAATCCTGCTCCGGTTATCAGTGGGCATACGTCAGTGGAGAAAGGACGGGACCGTCAGTTGTGTGCTTCGACTGCCGGACCGGACGTAGCCATGAGTATCCTGAAAACTGGCTTCAGGGCTGGGGCGGGACGCTGGTTGTCGACGGACATAAAGCTTACCGGACTCTGGCAAACAAAGTGCCGGAGATCACGCTGGCCGGATGCTGGGCCCATGCCCGCAGGGGCTTCGCCGACCTGTATAAAATCAGTAAAGATCCACGGGCTGCCATAGCCGTGAAGAAAATCGCGGGGTTGTACCGTCTTGAGAAGAAGATCAGTAGCCGCCCCGTGGAAAAAATCCGCCAGTGGCGACAGCGTTATGCCCGTCCGATACTGGAAGAACTGTGGTCATGGCTTGAAGAGCAGGAACCGCAATGTTCTCCGGGAAAGGCATTACACAAAGCCATTGCCTATGCGCTGTCTCATCGCGTGGAACTGAGCCGCTTCCTGGAAGATGGTGCGGTGCCGCTGGATAATAATGTGTGTGAACGGGCCATCAAAAACGTGGTTCTGGGCAGAAAATCGTGGCTGTTCGCCGGTTCGCAGATGGCGGGAGAACGCGCCGCGCAAATAATGAGCTTGCTGGAAACCGCGAAACGCAACGGTCTGGAGCCGCATGCCTGGTTGACAGACGTCCTGATGCGTCTGCCGGAGTGGCCGGAGGAGCGACTGGCAGAGTTGCTGCCTCTTGAGGGATTTACCTTCTCCGGGTGAGTGATACCTGCCGTCAGGTGTTCGTGCACCGGGCCATAACCTGCAGTCGGGAGTTGAACTCCTGACGGCAGGAAATGAGCCAGACCAGCAACCACGCGGGCTGACAGCGAATAAGAACCTGAATCAGCCCGGAGTCATTCCCGGGTCAGTACATCATCACCTGCAATTAATCCCCGAGTCAGTACTTCGCGGCCTGACGCGATCACGCTACTCAGTACTTCAGAGCCCGCCTCCGGTACCTGCCTGGCGATCGCCTCTGTGCAACAAAATAAATCAACCGTTATCAAACCACGAGCGTTCGTATGCGCCGCCGATGACGCGCGCCTGAAAAACGCGTCAATATGAGTTCCCCGGAAGCTTACCAGTAAACAGAGCAGACGATCGGTCTTCCGATAATAACCGAAGGGGTCGACAGCGCCACAATACGGGCAACATACTGTATTATGAGTAATTGCGTTACCACAGTCCCTGCACTTCTTTTTGCGTATCACGATCGCTCCCTCTCCACGCCTTATCCGTAACCGGTTTTTTACATTAAAAAAACAACGCCGGGAATTCAATCGTCAGTCCGGAGACGACCGTTCGGGTTATCACAGAGTGCCTGAGACAGTGTCCTGCCGGAGGTCACTTCAGGGACTCTGCGTATTTTTTACGACGTGG